ATTACATCTGCTGATGTAACGCCTGCTTTTGTTACTGTCTTAAATGTATTTGCCATATACTATCCTAACGCTATTGCAAGTGCCGTTGCTTCGTCAGCAATGACTGTGTTTAATGCAGTGCCATTTACAGTAATCGCATCTGCTTCTAATGTTCCGTCAACATCTACATCACCAGAAAAATCTCCTGTTGCTGCATCTAATTCTCCAGTTAATGTTACATTCCTAAATGAAGCAACATCCTTGTTTGCATCAACAACGACAGCTTTACTTGCAGCGACTGTTCCTGCTGTAATACCATCTAATTGCTCTAATTCAGCTTCAGCAATTACAGCCGAACCAATTGTAAATCCATCTGCTGTAACAACACCAGTTACAGTTGCTCCAGCACTTGTTGTTTCAAATTTTTTACTACCATTATGATATAGATCAACTGAACCATCTTGAGTACAAACAATGTAGTCATCACTATTGGGGTCATCTATTCTTATGACACTACCTCTAATAAATAAACTACCAGAGCTAGAGTCTGCAATTACAGAGTTATTAGATTGATGATAAATTTCTAAATCACCTCCAGTGCCAAATTTAGCTTTAGCAATGTCAGCAAACTCTAAAGCATTATCTGATTTATCCCATACCACATTATAGTTAGCACCAGTGAGTGTCGCATCACCATCTACAGTCAGTCCAGTAAGTGTTCCTAAAGATGTTACGTTAGCTTGAGCTGCAGTTTGTAATGTACCTGCTAATTGTGTCGCTGTTAGTCTTCCTGTGCTAGGATTATATGTTAAATCACCATCACTTTCTAATCCTATATTACCACCATCTACATCGCCACCTGCCGTAAATACAACTGCATTTTCTTCGTTTGTACTTTCATTGTCACTAATTGTTACAGTTGTTGCTACTGCTGCTGTCGTTGCGTTTGTAACTGTTACTCCTGCAATTACAGTGTTAAGTGCTGTACCACCGACAGTTATTGCATCAGCTTCTAATGTGCCGTCAATATCTGCATCGCCACTAATATCTAATGAACTAGCTTCTATCTCTCCACTTGCCTTAAATATTACATTATCACCACCAGATACTTCAAAAATAATTTGGTTGTCCGTGCCAAACTTTATTCTGTTGTCTGCATCTCTACCTATTTCTAAACTTGTATTAACGAGAGATGTAATACCAGTTTGTGCGGCATTAACAGTAAAAGTTAAATCATAAGGATCGCCATCTGAACCAGTAGAAGTGTCTGTCCAGTTTATATCTAAACCACCACCTTCTACAAACTTGACTTCACTATCTTTAGTAATCTGTACTTCTGTGCCGTCACCATCTTCTAAAACAAATTGCATATCTGCTTTTTGTGCATCGACATAAGCCTTGATTGACTGTTGAGTAGCTAAATGAGTAGCTGAGTCAGAAGTCATATCGTCTTCGTCTTTTATAGCTGTGCCACTTACGCCAGTATTTAACACAGGAGATGTTAATGTTTTATTTGTAAGAGTATCTGTAGATATACGAGATACTAATGTAGAGTTACCACCTGTAGGTAATGTTAATACATCAGACGCACTTGCTGAATGTGGCTGTGCTTGTAATGTTTGAGCATGAGCATTGCCAGACTCACAATAAAATTTAAGTTGTGCAACTGATCCACTGTTTGTTTTTAAATCTATTAGACCACCATTAACTGTAAGATCATCTCCTACAGTTATGTCACCAGAAGTAGTTAAACTTGATAAAGTTCCAACTGATGTAATATTAGTTTGTGCCGCACCTGTTACTGTTGCCGCAGTACCAGATGTATTACCTGTAACATTACCAGTTATATTACCTACAAATGTGCCGTTTATATTATTACTTGCATCTTCAAACACTGCCTTATCAGCAGGGTAAGTCATAAAAATACTTCTTGTACCAGATGACCAATCTACTTCATTGTTAGAGTTAGAACTTGCTAATATGGTTGTCCTAGCTAATGTAGTTCCAGAAGAAGTAAACGTACCTAATCCAACTTCAAAGTCAGTGTTGTCTGTACAAACATAATATGTTGTATCTGAGTTACTAAGGTTAGCAGTAAAAGTTTCAAACCCACTCACTGCACCAGCTAACGTATATGTTCCAGTGCCTGTAGTGGTTGTGGTTTCTTTAACTCTATCCTTTATTACTAAAGCCATTACTTCAACTCAATACTCAAGTTTGTTGCGTTAATTCTAAATATATCACCCTCTGCTAATGTCTTAGTTGCATCTAAAGCACCTACAAATAATATATTGCCACTTGAACTTGCATCTACAATAAATACATGAGTTATTGTTTGTGTTCCACTATCTGTCTTAGCTGGAAAATCAATTGCACTTGTGTTCTTGGCTGTCTGTGCATCTGTTGAGTCAGCACCTATTGTTGTCCAACTTGCTGCTGCTACTTGTTGTCTAGCATATCCACCAAAGCTTGCTTCTGTTAATGAACCTGTTTCAGCCGCAGATACTGCTGTAGCTAGTCCAACATAAATACTGTCACCGGGACTTGAGAAACTCAACGAGTTATTTTTAAAAATGTAATGTAGCAACCTTCTTTCTAGATAGTTTGTTGCTGCGTTTGATGTAGCCATTTAGCCCTCCGTTTTCATGTAAAAATTATCCACAGACAATTTTTGATTTTGTTCTTTGTTCACGTCTGCAACTGCTTTTTGATATAGTTGCGTGTAATATTGAACCAGCTTATCGTTTCTGTTAAACAAACTAGCTTCAATTAAACAGCCATACAGTAATGCGTCATACGCATCAGTTGTTAAAAAATTGCTTGTATTGGAATCGGAAAGTGCTGGAAGTCTTCTCTTGTAAGAAATTTCTAGAGAAAGATTTGAGGAAGGTGTTGGCGCTACATAGATTGTAGAAGTGTCAAAATAACTATAATACTTTGGAACACCAGTTGATGTTCTGTTTGGCCAATATTCTAATATAAATTCGTCTGATTTAAGCTGTAGTATTGTTCTTACGTTTGAATTAACTACTTGCAAATGCTCAATTGTAACTAAATCAGTTGGCATTGTTAAAAATGGATCACTTGACGAAAAAGCAGAAGTTACTTTTCTTTTAAATTCAGGGGTACTTAAATCTCTTGATAACTTCAATTCTGTATTAGATATAAACTGTGTTAATGATGTAGAAAATTCTGTTCCATCATCTTCCATGTAATTTTTAATATCTGTTTGAAGCTGTGAAAATGTACTCATGATCTAGTACCTGCTGTATGTGGAAATCTATTATCAAAGTTTGTATTGGTCGTCGCTGTTTCATCAATGTCTGGTCTTGCATCGGGTATTGACTGTTCATCATGCGGTCTTATTCTTCCAACATGGTTTTGCGGGTGATCTATATCAACCATATCCTTACCAACTCTAAGGCCATTGCGCCTGCCGTTTTCAATTTCAAAAACTAAATTTTTTAATTTGTATTTTTGACCTGATCTGTCACAAATACCTATTGCATATTTACCTGTCGCCATTTAGTACCTGTACCTTGTTGAAGGTGTAATGACAAAACTTGACCTATCTCTATCTTCCGTTGCCGCTAACTGCCATTCTTCTTCATACATTTGTTTTAACATTGGTATTCTTTGCATTGCATCTGGGTTTTTTAAAGCCAAATGGTATGAAAGACCAGCAACAATAGCTGGCAAAAATCTTGTTGGGGCATCGTACTGAGTTTCTGAACCATTCACAGTATCTTCTATTCTTTTTACTCTGTAATATACAATTGTATAAGCCTTGTTTGGTATCGGCCACAAAGTTATTTGCGGTGCATCCCTTAATCTTTCTATATATATCCTTGTTGGCTTGCCTGTAACATTTTTAGATGTTATTGATGCATATTCTCCAACACTCATTCTTGTTAATGCAATATCAGATTGACTTGTTCCTGTGCCATCTCTTACTGAATGATCCAAAACAGAAACAGTATCAGCAGCTAATGTATAAGTAGCAGTGCCATTGCTTGTAGAAATTGTAGCATCTTCAACAGTCCAAAGATTTATACCTCTATTTGAAAACTCTTGAGAAAGTAAATTTAAAGACCTTCTAGCAGTCTTATAATCATTTCCGCTATAAGCTCTACCCAGTCCTGCACGTTCTGATGCCTCTTCTATTATTTCATCTATGTCTAAATTAAATGTAGATGTTCCTGATGTAGCCATTTTAAAACCTTCTGTATAAACCAGAGAAATCCACACACTCAAAAGTGAGTTTGAATTTTTCCCTGATTTTTTTAAACATTACTTAAATTGATCCTTAATACTTTTAATTACATTCTTTAGGTTAAACGGTTTTTCGTTTGGCCTGTATGGACATTGATAATCTCTAGGGCATTCTCCTGCTCCAACAGGAACATACTCTCTGTATTGAGTATTATTTGCTCCTACAAAAACACATACCCTTGTATCACTTTGTAAAAGTTGACTAGCCAATCTGCATGTGGTCATTTGTTTTTTTGGCTCATTAGCTTCTAAAACTATAGAAAACAAAATAGCAAAACAGATAACAACAAGTATTTTTATAAAGAAGCGCTTATGATCCATATCATCCACCCTAAAGCACCGCATCCTATAAGGCTTGCTATTCCCATAATGGTGTAATCTCTAATCATTTTTTGTCTTTCTATTTTTTTCCAAACAGCTTCCTGTCTAGCCCGGCGTACACGACCTTCTTCTTTTATTAAATCATCCCATGCCTGCAAACCGTAATTACCAATTAAAAAATTTCGTAATTCTTCTCTTTGTTTCTCAAGTTTTTTTTTGCTTGAAAAACTTTCAATGGCAACACTTTCAATTGAGCCATTAAACATCTTGTCAAAAGTGGAAGGATTGTTAGCGTTTTTGTGAATGTTATCTACATCACTTACTGCTGTCATCCAAGCTGACAACTGACCGCCTAAATCTTCAATTTCCTTCCCCAACATAATAGCTTTTTTAATGCTATTGTAGGCTACTGTTGCCCCAGAGACAGCAGCCGATAACGATACTGGATCTAACATTGCTCCCCCTTAATAATTATTTTTTCTTTTTCTTTTTCTTTTTATTTCCGTATGTAACCTGTTTAGTTATGTTAGATCTTGATATTGCCACTACTTCTCCTTTTGAGGTATGCAAAAAGTTTTGATATATAACTTGTCCCCTGCTTGTCGTTGATGAATGTCTTGCTCTCTGATTTTTGTGCTATATTCAAGGCACGAATCCAAACTATTGAAATAGACAAGTTCTTCTACCTCTGTACCCATAAGAAATACATATAAAACCCAAATCATCTACCATATAACGCATTTAATCCTTTATTTAATAATAAATTTCCCTGTGCTATTATATCAGACCCTACTAAAGGTTGCTGTTGTGTAGTACGAGAAAAATCTTGTCTATATCCACCTCTGGGTGTAATAAACGGTCGACTAATACTACCAAATCCCGGGTAAAATTGCTGCGGACTAGGCTCAGGAAGATTGTCTACAATTTCTCCACCTTCTTGATTATTTGGAAAACTTTCAATCTGTTGAGACAGATTTTGTAAAAAATTATCTATTTGAGGATTTTCCTTTTGCATTAAATAGTTTCTAATGCCACTCATAAGAGGTTGTAAATTACCACCTCTAAACATTCCTAATCCACCACCACTATATAACATAAAAACCTCTAATTTACTTTAAAGTTAAAACCTCTTGTGGCAGCGCCCTGTCCTCTAGCTTTTACTTGACCACCATTTTTTAAACCACTCATGCCCATTGCTCTTTTAATTTTACCCACAACTTTTTTAACAGGCTTATCTTTTGTCTGGTAATCAAACACAGATTTATCTTCTCTTTGTTCTACCTGTTTACCAAATATATTTTGTTTTTTATTCATGCCCGGAGTGGATGAAGGATAATTTTTTCTGTTTGATTCAATTCTTTGTTTTTTTCTTAAATTATCAAATTGCCTCAAAGACATTTCTTTGCCTGTCTTAGCGTCACGAACTGTGTCGTTTTTTCTTGTGTCTAAGGTTTGAATAAAACGCTTGGCACGGTTTCTTCCTCTTTCGCCTGCTTCTTTAAGAAGTTGTTTTTCTGATTTTCCATCTTTTACAATAATTTTATCGCTACCTTTAGTCCCATCTTTAAGGCCTTTAATATTTTTTATACCAGCAGTCAAACCACCATTTTTTGCATTTTTAGGCAATACACCTCTGCCTATAAGAACATCCTTTTTTGTGATTTTACCGTCACCACTTAAGTCCTTCATTTAATCCTCACTATATAAATTATTAAAAATTTTATTAGTATCCAAAGTGTAATCTAAATCAGACTTTGAATAGTGTACATGTTGTGATGGTAAAAAATCTGGAGCGCCTTCACCAGTTTGAAACCAAGCTGGGTGAGTTACTCTTACACGGTTATTTGGCAATGCTACAACATTACCTGTCCATTCACCTGCATCTAAAAGATACATTACATGACTTTGTTTGTGTTGAGCTGGATCATCAGCTATTTCACTTTCAGTATAATCAACTGTAAATAAATATTTAGCTGGAAAAAACTCACCATCTATTTTTGCTAACCAAGGACAAGGAGTAGCCCTGTCTATAGTATAAACTGCATTGTGGTGTGATGAGCAGTCCCAAGGTTGTGCGTTATACACATCCATTGGTTCTGGCCACTCATCGACTGGTATATCAGCCATTAAAGCTGTAATTGGCATTCTTGCCCACATAGCTCCACCGTGAACATTTGGGTCTTTTGTGTCATCTGTTTCACAACCTGTGAACACAACTTGAAAACTCAAACATCTATTCGGCATGGTTGTTACACCAACTGCCATAGCATGAAGAAAATCACCATGATGTCTTATATGATTACAGGTGTATTCTCTTCTTACCCAACATTTAAAATGTGGCACATTGCTATAAAGATATGCCACTAAGTTGCTTTAGTTAACTTATACCCCATTTTGTTAGCGGCTGATCTTATTTGTGCTAATGACATTTTTGGCTTTGCTCCACCTTTAGACATCATTTTTGATCTCATGCCTCTTCCGCCATTCATCATTTTTTTTGTTTTACCACCAAGTTTCATACCCTTGGACTTCATTTTGCCACCCATTTTGTAGCCTTTTTTCTTCATCATTTTAACCACCCTAAAGCAAAGTTTACTATTACACCTACAACACCACCAAGACCCATCATTACCCAGAATGCGCCTTTCCAACGATTTGCTGTAGCTCTTAATTCAGACATGTCAGATTTCATATCTTTCATATCTTCTTGAAGAGCCTCAACTCTTTCTTCTAATCGAGCTAAGGCTACTTCTAATTTTTGTTCTGCAGACATTAGTAATTCTTACGCAAGTATAATATAATTGTGTAAGTATCACCGCTGCTATGATTTACAGAGGTAAAGTTTATGTCACCAGTAACACCAGAACCAGCATTGTTTGGTATTCCGCCAAACTTTGTATAGTCATGGTGGCCTGATTGGTTTTCACCTAATTGTATAGCCAAAACATCTGTTGACGCGTCAAATAATAAACTAACCTTCATGCCAGTGCATTGCCACCATATCTCTTCAATAGAAACACCTGTACATGTGAGGCCATCTGCGCTTGCAGCTAAAGCACTTACATCAACTTTAGTGACAGCACTTTCACCTGTGCCATCACTAACGTTAGTAAATTTCATTACAGCATGCTTGTCGCCATCAACTATAGTTTGACTTGTTACTGCATCAGCCATTTAATCCTCCTACTAGGCTTCGTAACCCATCATTTCAATAAAAAGTTTACCCGCTGTGTAATCAGCATCTGTTGCTGCACCTGTTGTTAGGTACAAGAATTGATCTGCGGCTGGTACTGCTGAAAAATAAACCTTACTACCTAATGTAGCGTCACCTGCGTTAACCAATAGTGTCTCAGTTAAATCTGCAATAGCGCCATCTTCAACACCAGTGCTTTCTGTAGCTGAGTGTATATTAATATCTGGATCGCCACCCGCTGGAGCTTCAAAACATTCCATGCTACCAGTTAAGATAGTGCCGTTTCTTGCTGCAGTAATTTGCCCAATGTGACAAACCAATGCTGTTCCGTTAACACCAATGATATCGCCAGAGCCAGTTGATCTTAAACCAGTCAGGTCAATTAAAATTCTTGTTGTAATTATACCACCACTTCTTTGCACAGAACTTCTGTAAATAGTTCCAGTACCAGTTGTTATACCTGTACCTGCCTCAGTTGACATTGTATTTGCATCTAATGAAGCAAAACCTGCAGTTGAAATTGACATCTGCGTAGTTTCTGCACCTGTGGTTGCATTTGTAGCTATGGATGAATATCCACCTTCAGAACGTAAAGTTCCTTTAAATGTAGTGTTTGCCATTATTATCTCCTTGTCTTGGCTAATGTCTGCATTATGCAGTCAAGAAAAAAAGGGAGAAGATTTTTCCTCTCCCTTATAAAGTTATTTAAGCTCCCGGTGAACCGTAGTATGCAAGAGGATCAGAATATCCAAAAGAATATCTTTCTCTACCCTTGTATCTTACGTTACCAGTATCAAAATCGCCTTCCATTGAAGTTTTCATTGGAACACGAACAAAGTGCTTAAAACCGTTTGGAATATCAGTTTTTAAGAAAAACGCATCAGTATCTGTGAGATAGTGATTGATAGCATATCCACCTGAAATTGCATTGGTAGTTGCTAAAGCGTTTAAGTCATTGTCGGCTGTGCCAACTCGACCATCACTTTTTAATAGTCTCTCTGCGACAAACTGTAAATCTTGCGGAATTAATAAACTTACAGGACGTGCCGCAATCTTAAGACCACGCTCGTCTGTATATTTACCAATTGCAATAACAGCAGCTTCAAGAGAAGTTTCATTTAAGTCAACAGCAACTGATGGTCTGTTTGCATTTGTGCTTCCGCTCACTAATGGGTGATCGGTTGCAAAAAGGCTTTTACCATCTCCGCCTGTTTGACCTGAAAAGCCTTCGTTAAATAACGCAGCACCTTTCACTTCTTTTGTGTTTTGGAAACCTCTTGCTAAAGCCTTAGTATACCTTGCAGATAGAGAGTCATAAAGATTATCCTCAACAGCTTCCTCTGTAATAGAGAAACCTAATGCAATAGTCTCATGTGAATATCTACTTGTATACACTTCTTGCGCATCATCAAAAGCGATTGCTGCGCCTTCATCTTTAACAGGGGCTGATCCAAAGCCACTTAATTTAGTTTCTTCTTCAAAAGCTCTATCAGAGTTTTCAATGTCAAAACTGGCTCTCCACTCTTCAGGATACCTAGCATATTCGAGTCCGAAAAGACTGTTTAAACCCGGCAATAATTCCTTCAGTAGCTGACTTCTAGCTATAGCCATTTTCAGTCTCCCTTAAGTAATCGGATCTGTTAAGAATGCATTTTCTGCAGGGCTTAACATAACAATACAATCTGTATATGTGTCACCAACTGAAGAACCTACTCTATTAACAAAGTCCACAATTTTAAATAATTCTCCACCAACAGATGCTGTAGAAGCATCAAGCTGAAGACCCGAATTACCAGTTGTAGTGTTACCAGCAGATGTTTGAACCAAGTCTGCTGTCATACCTAAACTAGTTTGTGCAACCGCACCATCTGCCTGCACTTCGTAAAGTGTATGCGGATGTACTGCTACAACTGCCTTTATATCCGTTGCAGTAATACTGCCGGGATAATATTGCCTAAAAGTAGGCTGTGAAGTATTAGGGTCAGTGTAGGAAACTCCTAAAAAGACACCTATCGGATTAATTTCACCTGCTGCAGTTTCCCTGACGAGATAACCATCGTCTGAAGAACTTGCAACATTTGCAAAACCAACAACGTCACCATTGAAGATAGCTGTGCTGTACCCAGAATTTATTAAATATTCTCTAGTTGAACCAACAAAAGGTATACCTCCAAGGATGCCGATTGGCTTTAAGCCACGAGGGGCTGAAGTGGTACTCATACCATTTCTCCTTTAAGATTAAGATTAAATTTATACCTACGAGCCTTTACCAAAAGAAGTCCTAGAGTCCCTTTGAGGACTATTTATAGGCATTCTTGGGTTAGATTCTCTCAACAGAGCATTGTCAACGCTTCTGATTGCTTCACTGGATTGTGTCCTGTAATGCTCATTACGTTGCTTTGCCATGTGTTCAGGCATTCTACATAGAAGCAAACCACCGACTTCGACCTTTCCTTTAAAACGTGGATTTGGATCTAATACAAGATGTTCCATTTCCGGCGCGTCTGTTATTGGAACGGCTTCCCAACCTTCTCTTAATTTCTTACTATAATTTGTAGGATCGTCTTGACCCTGCGTTGAAATGCGAATCCATTTAAAGGTATAACCATCCTTTGGGTATGGATCGGGGAGTAGATTTGGTGGTGTCCAAGATTCTTTGCGTACTTCCTGTTCACGCTTCTCAATTGAACGGGGTGTACGATTTGTTGTTTCATTTTTAGACATATTTAAGCCTTTTCTAATGCGATAAACTCTTTAGCGTAACTCTCTAGAGGAACACCTAAGCGTTTAGCGACAGCCACTTGGCTGGGGGTTAAGCGCACTTTCCTAGCTTTACCTATTTGGTTTCCACCGGGAGTGACGACAGTTGAGGTTTCCTTTCTCTTCACAGGCTCATCAGTATCGGCCTGAAACTTATGAGGAAACTCTTGGCGCATTCTACTATCAATATTTTCATAGTAATTAGGAGAGTCTGGTGTGACTCCTGTCTTTACTAAATCATCATGAATAGCATATGCGGCATTGGTCATAACATTATCTTTGTTAAACCAAGGATTCTGTTTTGCCCACTCTACTGCCCTTAAATCTGGAGGGGGTGCAAGTGGTGCTTGTGCTGGTTGATTAAACTCTTCTGACTCTGAAGCTCGTTTATAACGATCAACAGTTGGTTGTTGTGATGCAGACTTAACCATTCTTTCCTGTGCATCAACAAGTTTGTCAGCGTCTCCGTCTTCATACGCTTTCCTGTAGTCAGATTTTGCTTGTGCAACCTCTGCATTAATTCTATCTTCCATTTCTTTTGCAGAAACAGTAGAAAAGTTCTTAGCTGCAGAACGTAACTTATTGTTTTCATTCATTACAGATTGAGCGACCTTGTAATATTCGTCTCTTTGACGCTCCGCTTCTCTCTGCTTGTGTGTAAGATCGTCGATTCTTTTTTGAAACTTTGACGGTTTCTTAGGAGATTCTTCAGGTTCTTGTTGAGTTGAAAGTTCTTGTTTTTCGACAGGTTCTTCAGATGCGACAGTCTTATTTTCTTCTGTTTGATCTGTTTCCTGTTCTTCAACTTCAACTTCTATTTCATTTTTTTCTTCGTTCATGCTGTTGCCCTCGATATTTTAGTTGGATCTGTTACAACTGCCAAGATTGAATCATCATTAACAAGTCTCATTTCAACATTATCGCACTCAAACCTATGACCAGAATACTTAGATAATAACACCCAATCACCTTTTTCACACCAAGCTCCTGACGCAAATTTTGGATTGTCAACTGGGTAAGCATCATCGCCAATATCAATAACCTTTCCGATTATTGAGGCAACATCTTCCATATTTTTAGTTTGGGTGGGCAATAAAACGCCACCTTTTGTAGCTTCTTGTACCTTTGGCATCACTATAAGTAAATGATATCCTTTTGGTTTTGGAGGGTTTTCTGGTACTAAAACCTCCGCAGTTGAATAAACTGAAGTCATCTTCTCTCCTATGCAGTCTTTAATTATTAGCGGCGACCGAATCCGTCATCGTCATCTTCATCTAATCTTACTAGATTTAATAACTCTCTTTCTGCGATAGCTAAACCTTCAATCTGACCAACCTGTCTTTGATATTGATCAAAAGTTTTTGCACTACCTGTAGCAATACTGTCTGTGATATCATTCATGTATTTTCTAACGATATCTCGTAATTCATTAGTATAATTAATTAGCTCTGGGCTAGACATTTATATACCTCTATTATAGTTATAGCACACCTTTAAGTCCCAATGCCTTGATTTTTATTGTCTTTTATTTTTTAATAAATCTGCTTTTATTTTATCGTCAGCTATATCTTTTTGTGTCTTAATTCTTTCACTTTCAAGCTCTGATCTCATTCTTGCTTTTTCAAGTTCAACTTCTGCATCTCTTATAGAATCTTGCTCTTCTTGCTTAATTTTTGCCTGCTTTACTTGTAACTCAGCTTGCTGTTGTTGAACCACAGGGTCTTGAGCGGCCTGCATCTGCTGTTCTAGCACGGCCTGTTGCTGTGCTTTACCAGTAATCTGTGCTGCTGCTTGAGCTGCCTGAGCAGAAATTTGTTGCTCTTGTTCTTCTGACAAGCCTTTACCTTCTTTAATATCAAGAGGTGGTATCTGTGTACCCATAAGTTTCTCTGCTTCATTCCTGTATTTATGCGCCATGTGTTCAGATATGTGAGCGCTAATTGCTGCTCCAATTTGTTTCCCCATAGGGTTTTGCGCCATAGAGGGGTCTTGAAGCAGAGAACTGTGTGCTGATAAATGAGAGTCATGGTCTTGGTAAGGAAAAACCTTAACTGGGCCACCTGACATCATTCTAGCGTTTTCGGATACTGGATCATATGCTGGAACATCACTTGTGTCTGGAATGATTGAGTCAACATCTTCAAGCCCGGACGTTTTTAAAAACCTTCTGTGAAGTTCTTTCATGTCATATAATTGTGGGGCTGAAGCCGCAGTTTGTAGCGCGGCCTGATGTTGCATCATTCGTTGTGCAAAGGATGTAGCATTTGGGTCTGAGACTGGCAATATATCTACCCTGTCATCAAAATCTTGTTTTGCAATTAAAACATCTTCCCCTGTATCATATGGATACTCGGGTAATGTTTCACCTATAATCTTAGATAATAGCTTAAACTCTGAACGGAAAGCGGCATGTAACCTTGCATGTACAGCGGACATAACTTTCATTGACCGTTCAATAAGCGCTAGAGTTGTTCCTACTGGAGCTTCTTGATTGCCTTCACCAATATTCATGTCTGCTATTGAAGCTATTCTGCGGCCTTCATCGACAAGAACGCCCATCAATTGTGCAAGTGTTGCACTAGGCTCTTTAAATGGAAGAGGTAGTATATTGTCTCTTATAGCTCCACTTGGCAAATCAATATCTCTAAACTCACCCGGTTCTATAGGTTTGTCATCACCTTTAATTCTTAAACCTCTTGCTTTAAATCCAGCAGGCAGATTAGCTAATGTTCCTGCGTCAATTAACTGACGTAGTATAGATGTCGAACTTTTAGCAATAGAACCTATAAGATGTATTAAACCAAATCCGTAAAAACCTAATCCCGGTTGAAATTTATAATGGACAAAGTGTTGTCTCTGTATTTTTAGTGGGTCTTCCTGTAAGTAGTTACGGCGTATTGATAAAACTTTGCCCGACGATTCATCAACCGTAACGATGTAGGGGAGCTGTAATCCTGTTTCTTCTCCGCTTTCGTCTTTGTCTTCATATCCCTCAAGGTCGAGTTCGACGTGGGTTTCGAGGATAACCCGAATGTCACTTTCCGTGACTTCTGTGACTCCTGTAAGTTCTGAATATTTTGTTTGTACTTCACCCGTATCTCCTGCTGGTTCTCCTAAATCCACATCTCTGTAAAATCCGTTTAACTGCATTCGTCTTACAAAGTTATCGGTCTTTCTCATTACATGTGTAAATCTTGATGAGTTTTTTAAATCTGTTGTCTCGTAACTTACAACAAAATCTTCGGCCGGAACGAACAAACTCTCTGGCCTGTCATGTGTTGGATCGTAGTATACCTTTCTAAATGCAGAACCAGATAATGCCAATTGAAATAACATTTGTTCTGTGTCTGGTCGGTATTGTTCTATTTCCTCTGTTAGTAAATAGTTCATATAATCTTGAACTCTTTTTGCCTGCTCCATCTTCTCAGGCGATGACTTACCTATTACAGACGCTTTAACAGGGCCTGATGCCGGAAAAAGTTCCATCATTGCCTGTGAGACAAACCTTATTGTAGCTTCATTTAGTATAGGATGGGTTACTCCTGTAGCGCCATCAAACGGCATGCTTCTTTCTTCGTTCTTTACACCAAGTAAATCTAATCCATTTATATAAGCATTTTCCCAATCTGCCCTTGAGTTTCTGTCTTCTTCATACATATTTATTACTTCAGAACCAAGATTATTAAGCTCGTCTTCTTCCATGTATTCTGCAAGGTTGCTGTCAAACTCTTCTCCTGCACCCTCTGCACTTGGATCAAAATCAACAGTTACAGACCCATCATCGTCTTCAATTGTTACAGCCTCTGGATTTAATATGCTTATCTTTAAATCTTCATCAGTTGCTTCTGAGTTTTTTAAATTTACTGGTTCAGCCATTTTATTCCTTTAATAATATTCTTTTGGTCTAAATTTTGTATATTCTTCTGCTTCTTCGTAATCATGAGGCAAAGCAAGAAAACCGCCCTGTCTAAATCTAAGCAAAGCTAGTGTAGTACAGTCAACTAAATCATCATGAGCGGCATTTGGAAATGCTGCACATTGTTCTATTACTTCTTCCGCCCAACGAGCTTTAGGATGCCAGACCAAACCAGACGCAAAGATATCAGATACGGCGTTAACACGCGATAGCTTATCTTGACCACGACTTGGGGTATAGTCAGTAACTGGTATGCCAATTGACCTAAGCTCTTGAATAAGCGGTAAACCTGCTGCCTTAGCTTCGATAAGAAAGCTATCAGGCTCATAAGACTTGAATAGATCATAAGATCTCCTTTTTAATTCTGGAAACTCCAGCTTCTCGTTAATTGCATCTAGTAATATTATATTGGGAGCTACAATTCCATTCTCATCAGGATGATCAAAAACACCCCATGTTGTTATTGCAGAATAATCTGATCTTGCATTTTTTGTATGAGCAGTATCAACAGACTGTATTATATAAGAACATTGAGGTGGATCAATCTTATCCCAAGGCTTCCAATACTCTCTTTTTATTAATGCGCCTTCTTCAGCGGTTGGTGTTTGTTGGTACTGTGCAAGCCACTTACCTAACGGTAATTCTGCTTTAAGTGCATCCAGTTCTTCCTTAGACCAAAAATCTGGCCACAAAGGTTCACCATCATCATACAAAGCAGGCAGTTCTATTACTTCCCACTTGTCTGATCCACGTCTTTCGTTTGACGCTGTTAGTATTTGGCCTGTAAGATCAGAGTCATGCCACCTAGTCATCACTATGATTATAGAGCCTCCCGGCTGTAATCTCTGTCTTGGGCCTGATGAATACCATTCGTATACGCCGTCAAAGTAGTCTATTGACGGGTTAATACCCGCTGACTCCGAGTGTGGATCATCAATTATTAGTAAATCAGCACCACGACCTGTCATCGCACCACCAACACCAACTGCAAAATATTCCCCGCCACCTGATACATCCCATCTTCCTGCGGCTTTTGAATCAGCTTTTAAAGAAACATTAGGAAATATATTCTTGTAGTCAGTCGAAGCTATTAAGTTTCTAACCTTTCTACCAAATCTAACAGAAAATTCTGCGGTATGTGTCGCTGCTATTATTTTTTTAGCAGGATCTTTACCTAGCATCCATGCAGGCAGTAACCACGAAGTCAACTCAGATTTGCCATGACGGGGTGCTATGTTAATGATTACCCGTTTCAAATCACCACTTGCTACACGTTCGAACTTTTCTGCCATTATTCTATGATGTGGGCCTTCTATGAAAGCAGGCCACACATTCTTGGCAAAACTCAAAAAATTATCTTTTGACTGTCCAAGTTGTTTTGCTTTGTGCCAATTATTGAGAGCTGTTGTAATCGCCGCTCTATGCTTTTTAGGTAATTCATCTAACCTAGCTAGTAACTCTTTTGGATTTATCATTCATGTAATACCCTATAGGTCATCCCCTATCTTAAATATAACAGTCTTTGATAGTCCAATGGTTATTTTTCTTGTTTTATTTCTATAAGCTCTTCTAAATACCACTGAGCCTTTTTTAAATCTTCTACAGGCTTGCCTTTGTGGTTGTATCGCCACATATACTTTATTATTACACCCTGAAGGTATTTTTCATACCCGTCTCCAAGAGCTTCTTTGATTGCGTCAATACATTCTATATTAGAATTAGTATAGTGCGGTGGATGATTAACCATATCAGAAGAACTGGTCAAGTCCTTTTCTTCCGCCATATTTAAATGCACTTTTCCCGACTCCACTATCTCTTCTTTCTTCTTTTTTTCTGTCTTCTTCTGTTGCGCCGGGTCTATGTCCCCAGCAGTACCAGTTTCTTCCGTAGTCTGGACTGAAGCAGACCCACTTCTTAGACCCACATTCTGCACATGACTTGTGTTCCACCAACTGTAACTTTTTGTCATTGTAATTTACCTTCCTTTTCATCGTTGCCCCTTACCGCAGCTTCAGCACCCATCAAAAACAGTATCCATGCTGACTCAGCCTTTTCTATCTTAAGTACTCTAAGGTTTTCAATAGCATGATTAAACCACTTAAGCATTTTTTCTTCGTCAATTTTGATTTCCCCGTCTTCATCTTCCCAAATAAGTTTGTTCATAGGTCGCTCTACTCCGGGGGACAAAGGAAGCAGAGCGACCTTTTCTCCAGTATCGCCGCTAAACGATTTTTAATTATTATAATAAACAAAAACACTTGTCAAACAGTTATTGCTTAACTCTATTGTTTTTTGCTTTTACAACTCTTAGGTTTTTCTTGGAATTGTTCTTGGGATTGCCATCTTTGTGGTCAATGTGCTTGCCGTCACCCTTTTTAACCCTGCCATCTCTTGCTGCAGCCCTTCTATTTTTGTTTCTAAGCGCTCTTTCTTTCTTCATTTTTTCACTTGCGTGATATTTTTTGTACTCACTCATAGTAAATCCTCGTATTTTTTAAGTTCATTTTGTTTTGCCGCGTAACACGGCCTTCTAAACACTTTATGATGACCCCATCTATCTTCTACACACAAGTCTTCGTTCTTCATACAGCCTACATACCTGTAAACGCCACCAGAGCCTACCATAAGGGCATAAATATCTACGTTAGGATTTTTCATCATACTAAATAACATGCCATTCTCGGACTTCGTAGACTTAACATCGACCCATTTACCACTAACATAGGCATCACCCATGTCATTACCGCTTCTTTTTGACGTAACACCTATCCTAAAGACCTCAGCCGGGTATATTTCATGATGCTTACAGAAAGCCATCTCAGCCATGACACCTTCTACATCAGTTTGTGCAGAAAAATCATTGCCTTCTATTATGTTTATCTTAATATTCTTCTTGCGATTGTTATAATACCTAGATTGACCAACCAATGTGCATATTTCTTTTTCCATGTCGGTAAGTTCGATTACTAAGTCGTTCATTTTTTTGCAAAAAATTTTTTCATACTAGGATTCCTACCACTATATATTGTGTATAGGGGGTCAAGAACCACAAGTAAAGGGCAAAATTCACCTTTTTTGGTAATTGTTTGTAAGTAATACAATGTATACCGCGTGTGTGCGTGCGTGCGCACATAGGGGGGTGCGGGGGCGCGTGTGTGGGCGCGCTATTAAAACTAGGTACACCCCCTATTCATTATCCCTAGGAAATAACTCAACTACACTATCATCGCTTAGGGCATCCGCTAAGGCCTTATTAAGATCATCATGCGCTTGATCTATACTAATGACACTTTCAGTAATGCTATGGTCTTTAAATAGGCCTATAGATCGCCCCAGTAATTCCATAGCTTTAATTCTGTCACTTGTCCGCTCGGTGTTATCGTCCGCAACGTTCCATAATTTATTTTTAAGGCGCTCACTCTCCGCCATGCCTTGCGACTTGTTTTGATGCGCTTTCTCTTCACTTAGCGCTTGGATCATAGCGGTTACATAATGGTTATTTAATAGCTTAGAACTCTCATTGTTTATTGTTTGCGCTTTCATCTTCTTAGTACTGTAAGCGCCCTTATAGCTTGCACTAGCATTGCCTAGGCAATCTTCATCTTCATTATTCTTACCGCCGTAAACGTAAAGATTACAGAACTTTGTTTGTTGTTGGGTCAAGTTTGTTTCCTTGTCTTTTGCTCGCATTCTTTTAAACTTTCTTTTTTTTTCTAGTTTAGCATATTTGGCACGGCTATTGCATAGAAAAAGCGCCGTCATGGTTTTGACGGTCGGTTATTTGAAAAAGTAAATATTCCAACCGCGTTTTTAAAATCGGTTGATCAACACTTAAGCAAGTTGTTTTGTTAACAATGGTTAACTTTAGAACTCTTAGGGTAAGAGTTAGCGAATGAATGCTCATGATCATTAGATTTAAAGAACTAAAGGAATTTGCTATTTGACATCATGAATATTTTTAAAACTCTATTTTTGCAATATATCGGCATTTAGACCCCCTAGGGTCGGCCACTTCTTAAGATGCATAAAGAACTTAAGGGAAACGGTAA